GTTCCCGCAACTGTTCCACTAAGATATAATTGTGCGCCCTCAGTAAAAGCTGACGTATCTAAACCGCTTAAATCACCAATTACAACGCAATAACCAACACCGTTGTTTAAGATATTCGATTGTAATAATCCGAACGTTCTTGAACTAAGCGCGTCACTTACCGCCAACGCTTTGCTAACAATTGGTTTATTTCCATTTGCTCCCGAAATAAATACAACCGTTCCCTTTGTTAAAGTTGCGCCAGTCATATTTTTAACCTCGCGAACTAACGTCCCGGCTTGACCTGCCGTTGGAATATCTAACGCGGTTATAAATGGATTTACTCCGTCTTCACCGTCGTTAATTAAATCACTTGTGTTTGTGAAATTAACTTGTGCGCCGTCTTCAATTCCATCTAGTTTAGTTTTAAGTATATCAGTAAAATCGTTTGCACTTAAACCTTTTCCGGGTACTTTATCAACTTTAAGATTAAACGCTGTTATTAAATCTGTTTGGTCTGTAATATCTCCACCAATTCCACCCCAAACAGTTAAATCCGCAACGTCCTGCGCTGTAATTTTTTTAGTGGTCGCACTTTGAACAATTGGAATTTCTTCCGTTCCACTTAACGCACTTCCAACAGGTAATTCACTTATTTTTATGCTCATTTTCTTCTATTTTCTTTAAGAACAATTCTAATTTCTTAACGTTTTCTTTCTTTGGTTTGTATCTTTTACAAGTACCAACCTCTACAGCTGTAGTCTTTTTCATTACCCTCGTTTAAATAAAATCCACCAATATTAGTTTGTCTCATTGGGTTTACATCGTTATTGCTGTTAAAAGTGTATTCAGGAAATAAAGTTGAATTTAAACATAAATATCTAATCATTCTTTTAACAAACCCCTGCGCAATTAAAAGTTCTTTTTGAATAAGAAAATCAACATCGTTTTTATTTACGCTTTCGCTGTTTTCTGCGGTGTGTTTGAATATTCCTTTGTTAGCAATTTGAAACGCTCCAAACGGCAAGTATTCAACCATTGCGTAATGAATCAAAATCGGTTTGCAATACTTATTAACTAAGTGCGCGTATTGGTCGGTTAAATCTTCGTTTTCGATTTTCGTTTGTAACGCTTCCAATAATTCGCTTCCTAAATATTCTTCTAAACGAAGCGATTGAGCAATATCTATATATTGAATAAATTTATCAACGTCCATATTTCCCGACATCGTGGTAAATTTGGTTACGTCATCTGTTGATATTAATAGTACTGTTGGCATCTTTTAATTATTTAGGTAAAAATCCACGATTAGGCATATCAATAGGTCTTTGAGAAACTAATTCAGGGTTCTTAATAACGTAACCTAATTTTTCAGCTTTACGAACCGCCACTTGTTTTGCATTTGGCGAATTAACATCAATTCCACCTCCACTAAATGAAGCGTAAACTTGTTTATTCCATCTATGGTGGCAATTACCACCGCCCTTATATAAAAATCTATCAAAGGTTAATGCTCCACGTGGTCCCCAACCAATTTGACGACCGTCTGCATTTGTATAAGCATCGCCCAAATAAGTTGCACTCATTCTTTCAATATCCTCTTTTCTGTAAATTTTATTAAATCTTTTCATTGAACGGCAAAAAGAACGGCTGTTTGCTTTGTCTTCACCTGCATAAACGTAACGTGTAATAAATTTAATTCCGTCGATTGTTTCGTCTTGTTCACTTTTTGAATTTGGGAAAGCAACTCCAGTTGAAACTAAATTAATTATTTGTTTTAAAACGCTTAATTCAACTTTCGGTTCTTTGCTTAATAGCTCGTTTTCTTGTTCGTCGGTATTGTAATCAACTTCGAATTCATCAATTAGCAACCAATTAGGGTTTACGTTTTCGCCAAAAGAACTTAAATCAACTTGTTCACTTAATTCCGTCCCTGTTTCTTCTGCAACTTGTTCCGCTGTTTGTGCATTTTCTAAGTCCACAAACTCCAAAGGTTGCAACGTTTTAAAATACAACTTTAAACTAATCTTATTAAAGCTTAACATCGTGTCAAAAGCTTCGATTAAACGGTCTTGAATCGGTCTAATAACCATATTATCAAACAATACTGTTGCCGTCTTTAATTCATCTGCATTTGAGCTAAAACCGCTACTCTTTGCAACTCCGAAAATTAAACCACTTACAACCTTATGCGCTAATAAAATCTTTTCAGTGCATTCAGTTGAAAGGTATTGATAATGTTCTGGCGCATCGTTCAATGGTATATCAGTAACTTCCGTTTGAAGTTCCTTAGAACCGCTAAAAGAAACAATTACTTTTTTCCCCTGCGCTCCTGTTAATTTTTGTTGAATTTGGTTGCTTCGTGTTCTTTGTTGTTCTTCGGTAAATTCTCCGATAATATTTACAACCTTAGTTCCGCTGAATCCGTTTTGAGTATCGTTAATTAAATAATTTTGTATTTCTTCTTCGAGTAGTGCATAACCAATTCCACCGATATAAGACGGCATTGCAAAATACTTCATTCCGACCATATAAGGACGTATGTAAAGTATTTCGATTTTTTCTTTTGACGTTGAATAAGCAGGAATTAATTTCGGAATAAACTCGCGTGTGTTTCCCCAATTGTCTGAATAAAAATAGTTGTTTATATTTCCGTCCGCATCGCATTTTTGGGGGGCTAATAAATTAACTGCAATATGAAAACCCTTAACAATAGAATCGTGTTTGTCATTGTAGTGAACTTGAATAGCGCACTGTCCAAACATATAAAAATCCGTTGCTATTTGTCGAACGTCATTTTTCGATAACATAGCCATTAATTGAGCGTACTCGTTTGGCTTTTTAGAAGCGTCTAAGGCACTTAAACCACGTCCGTAAACTAAGTGTGTTATCGCGTTAATAACGGCGTTGTTAGTGGTTGAATTTCGATAGCGGTCTATAATATATTGAAAGTACGAATTGTTTTCTCCAAATGTTACCCAGTCTTTTTGTTTTGACTCGATAATTTTCGGAGCTTCGTATTCCGCTAAATTTAAAACGAAAGTATTATTATTATTACTCATAATGTTATAAACGTGTTTTGTGTAACTCTTTGCGTATATCTGTTATCCGTTCCGTCTGTGCAATAAAGTTTATCGTAACAAATTAAAGTATCTTCAAATTTAGCTTCGATTTTATAAAACCTATTATTTACTAAATCTAAATCAATAGTAATTTCGTAATAATAACCTTTGTCGACCGTTGTAAATTCAGTATAAATTGTAGGAACGTTTTCCGCTTCGTCAGTTAACACAATTTCATCAATTCCGCTAATTAGCATCAATCTTAAAATCTGAGGTTGTGTTACTGTTACTATTTGCATACTTATATAATTAAAAGTTTCTATTTTGTTTTAAAATGAAAAAAGGGAGTCGCTAAACTCCCTCTTTAAAACCAATAAAAAGTAATATTAATCAGTAACTACCGTTGCGTCGTCAAGTAAAGCAACCAACCCCGCTTCAGTTGTACAATTTAAGAAGTTTGCAGGGATACGCTCGTTCGCTGTTAAAGTAATATTATAACCAGACATGTCGCCCATTTGCGCACCTGTAACAATAGAACCTGCCGTCATTGACGCACCGTATTCAATACCCATAAAAAAGAATTGATCCATTCTATTTTTAACAATTACGCTAGGTCTTCCGTATGCAATCAACTTAAAGTTTTTGTGCGTCGTTGGTGTTAATTGTTTCAATTGAACCGTTAACGCTTGAGAAACGAAATTAGTTCCGTTATCCGAACTTGGCGTTTGCGTTTGGTCAAATGAATTAACTCCTCTCAATTCATATTTAAAAATTTCTGTAATTCCCGTAATTCCTGTAATTGTATCCGTACCAACTTCAAACGTTACATCTGTTGGGTAAACATACGTACCACGATTAACGAAATAGATAGCATCAATGCCACCGACTGAATCGTAACACGACTCATTTCGACCATTTACTATTAAACAACTCATCTGTTTTTTGTATTAAAAAGGGCGGTGTTTATTGCACCACCCTTTTGATTTATAATTAAATTAATTTCTTAGTCAACTGCTGTTGTTGATAAATACCAAACAATCTCGTTAGAATTTGCGTATTGAACTCCAGCGGTGTAAACCATTCTAAAACGAACGAATCCGCTCAAATCAACTTCGTCCATATCTTTAATACGGATTTCGTTATGGTCTGAAAGTAAACCAGTACCGAAATTCAAGTTTTTACGTTCGTAAGCAACAAACGTATTATCTGCTAAACCTCCGATTATTTCCAAAGTGTAACGACCGTATTTCAATTGATAATCATTAGAACCTAAACCGTTGTTTATTCCTGCTGAAACCAACGCTTGAGTGTAAGCCAAAGCAACGTTATCAGAAACTCCGATTACTAAATTTGGGCTTTTACGAATTGCAACAGGAATAGCATTTAAAACTTTCTCGATTTCAGAAATAACGTTTGATTTTGTAATTGCAGCTGCTAAAGGAACAATTCCGTTGTTTGCTTTAATTACATCCGCATCGTCATCAAATAAAGGTGTGAAACCTCCAAAGTGTCCGTTTGCCGAACCGTCTCCGTTCCAAATATCGCTTTCTGTAACTTCAGAAACATCACCTAAAACTTCTGCAATTAATGCTGTTTCAATATCTTTCGGCATTACATCGTTATGCGCTGAAAATCCCATTGAAGCACTTGACCACGTTTGTCTTAAATTTTCTTTACAGATTTCAAGTGGTAAATCCAATTTTTTTGGAGTCAATAATTTTTCAGAAAGAGTAACCGTTCCAACAGGTGCAAAACCACAAGCGTAATTTTTCAATCCATTTGTAAATTCGATTTTTCTAATTGAAATTTGAAAATCCACGTTAGGAATAACATTTATTAATCCTCTTTTGATAGTATCGCTTTCTTTAAAAGCTTTACCGATAATTTCGCCCGCTACTTGTCCTGCGTAGTTTGACGATACATTTAATGTTGTAGCCATTTTTTTATTTTATTATTTAATTAAATTATTTAATTCGTTTGTAATTCTTGTTTTTGAATCCGTTTTCGACAAATCAATTTGTATTTTGTTTTGTGTTTCTGGATTAAACGTTATTGGTTTAATTTGCGTTTCTGAAAGTTTAACTTCCAATTCCGCAACCTTAGTTTTCAATTCTTCGTTTTCAGTTTGTAAGTTTTCAAAATCAACCGCTGAAAAATGCATTTCCTTAGTCGACGTTTCAATTACTTTCTTCGCTGTTGGCGTCGGTGCTGTTGGTTCGTTACTCGCTTCAACGGGCACTTCTTCAACAACAACTTCTTCTTCTGTTTCTTCTTCAACCATTTCAACGCTTGCGATAACTCCTTCGGTTACAACTGTAAGTTTACGACCGTCTTCCAATTCGTATTCGCCAACTGGCAAAGGAATCATTTGTTCGTCAGTTGTAACAATCATTACTTCCATTTCAGGCTCAAAAGAATCCGCTTGAATAACTGTAATTCCGTCCGCTAATTTCATTTGCTCCAATTTTACTTCCATTCCTAAAAGTACTTTGAGCTTATTTAAAATTGTTTTTTCTTTCATATTTAGATAATTAAGAATTTAATTTTTGTTGTGTTTTTAGATTAACTTTTCAGCTGAAAGTAAATTTTTTTGTACCGTTTCAAAATTTGATAAAGCTGTTCTTGTATCTGTTTCAATTTTAACAACATCACTGGGTAATTCAAGCCCTAGTTCTTTTGCTTTTACTTTTGCTTGGTCAACTACTTTAATTGAATTGT